TCTACAAAGTTCTTGGCACTCCTCGATGTATGACTCATGCACTAAGGCAGCTTAATGATATGCTAGCGGGGGTGGATAATGGCGACAGTGACGAAAGCTAAATCCAATGGAATCAGAGAAAGTGTAGGAGCGAGTCCTCCTGATGAAATCTCAGAGTACCTCAGCATCCTCCCATACGGGCCACCTGGCGTTGGTAAAACCGTGTTTTGTGGAACAGCAGATGACTCACCCTATACATCGCCGTTGCTTGTCGCTGATATTGAGGGTGGCACACGTTCTATACGTAAGCGTAAGAACGTCGATGTTGTACGGATTCGGTCAACCGAGGAACTGGTAGCACTACACGGCAAGTTGCTTACAGAGAACAACGGGTACTACAAGACTTTCGCACTTGATTCGCTTACCGAGTTGCAGAAGTTAGACATGGTAGGGATCATGGCTGAGCTTGTTCAACGTAGACCCGATATGGACCCGAACGTACCATCGCAGCGTGAGTGGGGTATCAGCATTGAACACATGCGTAAGATCGTCAGAGGCTTTCGTGATCTGCCGATGAATTCGATCTTTACTGCACATTCGATTGCTGATAAGGATAGCAACAACAACACCACTTACATGCCTTCCCTACCTGGGAAGCTTAAGATGGAAATTTCAGGATTCGTCGATGTTGTCGGTTACATGACGGCCGTCGTCGAAGATGGTGTCTCACTAAGGAGGATTCAATTCGCGCAGACACAGAAGGTAATTGCCAAAGATCGTACTGCGTCCTTAGGTGACGTAGTGGATAACCCCACAATTCCTATGTTGTGGGAACTCATGCACAACAACGCATAACACAGGAGACACATTAACATGAGTACACTCGATCTTAGTGGTGCTGACCTTAAGGGTTTCGAGCCGGTTCCTGCTGGTTCGTATCCTTGTACGGTATACGAAGCGTCGATGGGTGAGGTTAGTGGCGAAGGTGTGTTGCCTGCTGGCACTCCCAAGCTGATGGTTACTTTCCGGGTTACGGAAGGTGAGTATCAGAACCGACGTTTCTGGGGTAACTATAGTATCCCGCCTGCCGACTACGAGAAGGCAGCAACGCTAAAGGGTATGCTCGTCAGATTTCTGACAGCCCTTGGCTATGACGAGAAGAAGCTTGTGTCCGGTAAGTTCAACCTCGATGTAGAGGATCTTGTTGGACGTGAGTGCGTCGTTACTGTCAAGGTCGAGCAGAAGTATAATGCCGAGCCGGGAGTGATGACGAACACTATTACTGGTGTTAAGCCCGCAGGTTCCGCAACTGGTACGCCTGCTGGCGGATTGATCTAAACACCACAAGTAATAAGACGTATGGTATCGGGTGGTTCTGCGGAGCCACCCTTTACCATCCCTTCATACAGTTCGGGGCGATAGATGAGAGACATTCGTGACCCACAGGCAATTGGTGAAATGCTACTTAACCGCAGCAAGGGACGGTCTATACTAAACGCAGCAGATGAGCTAGATCGCCTTATGATCCGCTATTACGGAGAAACAGACGAAGAAGTAGAGAAACGGTTTATCAGCATCACCAACGGATACCGACTAATTAAGACCTAATGCCAACCGCAGGCGTCACAGTTCAGGAAGCGTTCTTTAACTACGTCTTTGGCGAGGATGAAGGCTACGTCTGTATCGCTAGTCAGGAGCCTGGAACTGGTAAGCCATTCAAGGAACGGTTCTTCAAGTGGCCGACGGGTAAAGACCAGATCATATCATACGTACAAAAGAGTGCAGCTAGGTCTAACGTATGGTTTGGTGTTAACCTGCTTGCCTCACCTCGGAGACTTAAGGAACACTGTGTACCTTGTAATCTTCTGTGGGCTGACCTCGATACGTGTGATCCCGACGAGGTTACACCACAACCACAGTGCGTGATTGAATCTTCTGTGGGGCGGTTCCAAGCTATATGGCGCATAGACGAGAAGCTCGATCCGTATGCGGCAGAACAATTCAGTAAGCGACTTGCGTATGCTTACCGCAGTAACGGCATTGATCCGTCGGGTTGGGACTTAACCCAACTGTTGCGTGTACCGTATACGATTAACTATAAGTACGAGAACCTGCCCAAGGTTGAGCTTCGTCATGCTTACGAGACGTTAGCTCCTTTAGCTGCACTCGGTGGTCTGCCTGAGCTTTCGATAGATGAAGGTGTATATGACCTTACTGTGCCGGATGATCTTCCCGATGCACAGCAGGTTATCCTGCATCATTGGAATAAGCTCAGTCGTACCTCGTTCCACACATTGTACGAGGAAGAACCGGAGTTCGACTGGTCGCGTGTATTGTGGCGACTCATCAATATCTGCATTGAGGAAGGTCTTAACCTTGAAGAAACTTTCTCGGTCGCACTCACAGCAAAGTGCAACAAGTACGCACGCGACAATCGTCCGCTATCTCATCTATGGAGAGAAGTACAGCGAGCAGCGGAATCACAGGCTCGCATTGGCAAGCTTGTGGGTACGTACACGAATCTCGATGTTCCGCAGCTTCTTACGAATGAGGAGATAGCTGCACTTCCGCGTACCTTCATCGACGATTACAAGGATTGGGCGACAGCTAGTACTGATGCCATAGTTGATTACCACGATCTTTGTTTCTTCATGGTACTGAGCACGCTCACGGCTCAGGGTATCGTATGTAACACCAACTATGGTACGACACAGCCTAATCTGTGGGGTATGATCCTCGGTGACTCTACCCTCTCACGTAAGACTACAGCCATGAAGATGGCTATGTCCTTTGTTGAGGAGATAGACAAGGATCGCATCTTAGCCACAGATGCATCGGCAGAAGGGTTACTCAGCGGATTAGCAGGTAGACCCAATCAGGTGTCAGTGTTCTTCCGTGATGAGATTAGTGGGTTCTTTGACTCGATCAAGAACAAGACCTACATGGCCGGTATGCCTGAGCTTATGACTCAGCTCTATGACATACCGCCGATCCTACCACGTAAGCTGCGTAAGGAAACAATAACGGTGTCATCACCCGTGTTCATCTTCTTCGGTGGTGGTATCCGAGATAGAACATACACACTCATTACTGACCAGATGATCCTGTCTGGATTCATACCGAGGTTTCTCACCGTCAGTGGTGTGGCGGTCTTAGATAATATCCGCCGCACAGGGCCAGCACAAGCGAACTTAGTTGAGACTCGAGCACTAATAGCACAGAAGCTATTCGCTCTGTATGAGACATACAATCAGACAGGATCATTCGTACTGGCAGGCCAGAAGGTAAAGGATATACCTCAGCAAATCGAGGCCATGCTGACCGAAGATGCTTGGGCACGATACGGTGACATTGAGGAAAAGATGTGGAAAACTGCTAACGATGCAGTTATCAGTGAGTACGCACTTCCTACGTATGAGCGTATGTCCCGGTCACTCTTGAAGATGGCTATGCTCATAGCGGCAGTACGGCGTGAGCCTAACGATAACGTGCTTGAAGTATTCGACGAGGACGTAGCGATAGCAGCCAAGTATATCCAGCGTTGGTTGCCGTATACGGTAGACCTGCTGTTAAACGCAGGTCGCACCACTACGCAACGTCTACTCGATAACGTCCTGGGTGCGATCAGAAGGGAGCCGAACATACTACGAGGTAAACTCATGCAGCACTATCATCTGTCGCGTCGTGAGATGGACGAGGTTCAGAACACTCTCGAGGATAGAGGACAGATCGAGATATCTAAGAAAGGAAAAGCCGTGCAGATTAAGGCGATCGACTGATGTACGAGTCAGAACATGATGAAGCATACTATGAGCAGGAAGTTGCGCGTCTCTCAGATGAGGTAGAAAAGGAACAGGCACTCTGGACCGCACAACACGTACATGCGGGTATGCTTTCCATCGACGCATACTTAATCCAGATGAAGGTCAATGCGTTGACAGCGATGGTTAAGCAGATGGGCATGAGTGAAGGTGAGATGCAGGCAATCTTCAAGGCATCGGTCTTAGCTCAGATGCAGCAGGATCGTCGTATGCTAGTTCAGCAAATGGCTAGGGCATCTAGGCCAGATATTGCACTTCCAGGACCTCCCGGCATTATCGGACCTAACGGGCAGCCGTTGTCATGATTATCGGATTAACAGGTAATATGGGTGTAGGCAAGGATACCGTCGCAGACTTCCTTGTCACAGAGTACGGTTATAAGAAGGTCGGATTCTCAGACGTGATGTACGATGCGGTCTGTGCTCTGTGGGGTATTACCCTAGAGGATGCCCTTAGCTGGAAGAACGAGGACACCATCGTAAAGGTACACAACTACGAGAGACCACACTTTGGTCCGACGTTGGCCTGTTCATTCGATTGGCGTCAGCACTTACAACGATTCGGTACAGAAATGGGACGCGAAGTATTCGGTCCAGACTTCTGGGTTGAACAGTTTGCGGAGCGTTATCTGTCAACCGATGAGGACACCGATTACGTGGTTCGTGATGTACGATTCAATAACGAAGCCGAGTTGATTACTGACTACGCCGGCGACATTTGGCATATCGTACGTCCGGGATATGAGGGAGATGAACACGTCAGCGAGGCAGGAATCAATCCGTCGTATATTCGAGGCGATATCGGAAATGACGGAACAGTGGAAGAACTCCATGCTCTCCTTACAGACTGGATGCTGGCAGCTTATGGGCCACGTCACTCCGTATCAGGCAGTTAGAGAGTTTCACGAAGCTTACGGCTTAGTTGTCCGTGAGCCAGGTGATCCGATAAACTTTACTTTCGAGGATACCACACGAGAAGA